AACGTACACATGTTTTGCTGCGAAGAGGTCAAGACGGCACTCGAAATTGCCGCCTTGGAGAAGAGCTCCAACGCTGTCAAGATCGTTGAAGCTGCAGATCAGTTCCGCTCGCTCTTCTTCAACATTCCGATCGAAGTTTCCGATTCGATCAGCACAACCGAAGCGCAGATCAAGTAAGGAGGTGCCTCATGCGTCTTGATACTCAATCTCTCTTCTCGGATACTCAGAAACTTTCAGGAGCTTCTGCAACCGGAACCAATGTTCTCGATATCGGTAAGGCTGGTGTTGCAGAACACGAGCTTTTCGTTGTTGCTCGTTTTGATACAGATACGCATGGTTGCGTCAAGGTCACCATTCAGGGATCTGTTGATGGTACGACATTCGTTGATGTTGCTTCGGCGGCGGTCACTGATACCACGGCCGGGGCCGGTGTGAACATCCGTCTTCCTCAAGCATGTCCGCGTTACCTTAAAGCTGTCTATAACGCGGCGACGTCCGGCACACTCAAAGGCAATGTTACTTGCGGCATCACACTGCAGGCTCCGTCGCCACGCGGTGCTCGTATTAGCGACTTCGCAGCGAATGTCTGAAAGGAGGTGATCCTTTTATCTCGGGGGCTACGGCCCCCGTTTTTGTTGGTTTTACGAGGATCCTATGGCTACTGAAGTCGATATCTGCAATGTTGCTCTTGCTCGATTAGGTGATGAGGCGACTCTTACTTCGATTGATCCTCCAGAAGGGTCAGCGCAGGCCGACCACTGTGCGCGTTTCTATCCGATCTGCAAGGACAAAATCCTGCGTGAATATCCATGGAGCTTCGCCGTCAAGCGCAAGACTCCAGCAGAACTTTTAACGGAGCCTCTTGGAGAAGATGAATATGCCTTCATGCTCCCAACAGACTGTTTGAACCTCTTGAGTGTGCATATTCCAGGCGAATCTCGATCGCGATGCGGCCTGACGGAATACACC